TATATTATCCTTAATATTATGTACTAATTGAATCAACAACACTTAAAATAATATCAACTGAAGTAGCTGCTGAAGCATAAGCTTCAACTGAATCTCCAGTTTGTAATACAACTTTTGAACCACCATCAATTAATTCCAAACTTCCACCTGTAGGGATGGGAGCATCTTTAATAATGTAATAGTTTGTTGAAGTATTTTTTACATAAACAGTAACATCTACTGATACACCAGAAGTATTAGTACATCTAACACCTATAATTGCATCATTTGTTGTAGTAGATGCTCTTAGTTCTTGAGGAGAAGCTAAGAGAGTGATATTTCGATTGAGTGTTCTTTGAAAATTTTGAGCCATTTGTTATCCTAATTATACCATATTTTTGCCTTAATGTAAACCATTATAAAGCAATCGCCATAGCCACAGCAAAACCTGCAGTAGCTTTCGTATCTATTTGAGTCTGTGCATTAGAACTCAAAGTATTAATATACTGGAATTCTGTACTTGTAACAGTTCCATCTGCTATTTTTGTAGCATCTATTAAAGCAGATAAAGTTGTTACTCCTAAATTATCAGAAGTAAAAGCACCACTTATCGCTTTATTTTTCCAAACAGACGCAGCATTATCATAAATTAAATAATTAGCATCTGCAATACCTGCAATAGTTACATCATTTAATTCTGATAATTCATTTTCTGTTGCAACTTGACCATCAACATAAGCTGTTGTTGCAAGTTTAGTTGAGTTATCACTTGCTGATTGTGTAGGAGCTGTAGGGTCTCCAGTTAAAGCTGGGGAAGCTAAAGCTGCTTTTAAATCTATTTGACTTTGAACATTTGAACTTAAACTATTTATATATTGAAACTCTGCATTTGTAACAGTTCCATCTGCAATCTTTGTTGCATCAATAGCTGCTGCTGCTTTAATACTTGCATTAGCTAAATTTGTAATGGCATTACCAGTAGCATCTTCATCTATTGTTTTATTTGTAAATGTAGTAACACTATCTGCTGTAACAGTAGAATGTGATTGTGCATCAACATAAGCTTTAATAGATTGTTGAGATGCAACTGCTATAGCAGAATCATCCGCTAAAGTATCGTCATCTAAAAATGCTGTACCACTAAGTGTTCCATTTAAAACTGGGCTAGTTAATGTTTTAGCTGATAAAACTTGAGAACCAGTTAATGTAGCAACAGTACTATCAATTGCAATATCATCTGCATTTGCAGTAATACCTGTTCCGCCAATAACATTTAAAGTAACATCACCTGTTGTTCCGCCACCTGTTAAACCACTTCCTGCAATAACTGAAGTAATATCTCCAGTCGGTACTGAATCAACATAAGCTTTGATTGATTGTTGAGAAGCTACAGCAGTTGCTGAATCAGAAGACATAGTATCTTCATCTTTAAAAGCTGTTCCACTAATAGTTGTATCAAGAACTGGACTTGTTAATGTTTTATTTGTAAGAGTATCAGTAGTTGCTTTTCCAACTAATGTATCTGTAGAGGTAGGTAAAGTTATTGTTCCAGTATTTGAAATACTAGAAATAACTGGAGTTGTTAAAGTTTTATTTGTTAAAATATCTGTAGTAGCTTTACCAACTAATGTATCTGTTGAAGTAGGTAAAGTTATTGTTCCAGTATTTGAAATTGTTGCTATAACTGGAGCAGTTAAAGTTTTATTTGTTAATATTTGAGTACCAGTTAATGTTGTAACTGTAGCATCAATTGCTATATCGTCTGCGTTAGCAGTTATACCAGTTCCACCAATTACATTTAAAGTTGGTATTGGTCCTGATAAATCTGTTCCAGTTAAACCAGTTCCTGCTACAATAGAAGTAATGTCTCCGACAGGGACTGCATCTACATAAGCTTTAATTGCTTTAGCAGAAGCTAGTGTATCATCACTTGCTGAAACTGAAGCTAAATCTGTATCAACAGATGTTATGCCAGTTGAAGTACCAATAACTAAAGTATCTAAATTTACAGTACCATCAAAGTATGCGTCTTTAAATTCTAAAGAAACTGTACCTAAATCTATATCATTAGTTAAAATTGGAACGATTGCTCCATCTTGAATTCTTAATTGTTGTACTGCTGCAGAACCTACATCTGTATAAAATTCTAAATGTTTATTTGTAGTATCAACTAAAATTTTATTTAATGGAGTAGCTAAACCTGCATCTCCAATTAATTCAATAACAGGACCTTCGGCTGCTGTGCCATTATGTTTATGTCCTGTAGAATTATTAAAAGCTGCTAATAATTTATTAAATTCATTATTAAAATCTGCAACTTCAATTGTATTACCAGTTGTAAATGTGGTTTGTCGTGTATAACCTGCCATATTATCTTCTTCCTCCTGCTATGAATGATACGAATAATCCATTAACTGAATAAGCTGCGTTTGTATCATCACTAAAAAATCTAAAACTATTTGAAAATCCACTTCCTGTTACTAACATTCTTTTACTTGGTAAAACTACTGCACCATATGTTCCACTTCCATATAAAGCACTTCCATATAAAGATGCTCGATTTAAAGTACCAACACTAAATTCTCCAGGTTGAGGTACATCTGTAGATTCAAAATCATATCTAATTCTTAATTTTAAATCGTCTTGTGTTCCTTCTGGTTTAATATTTGCTTTAACAGCATAAAGACTTTTTCTTAAACCATTATCTCCATAGTCCATATCTGGTGTTTGAAATCTTGCATCAATATTGGAACCATTAAAATTATCTCCATTATCATGTAAATAAACAAAACCAGTTTCATCTGTACTAAATTTAACTTCTTCATTAGAAGTATTTAAATCTGAAGTACAAGTTTTAACTACCAATCCTTTTGTTTCACTCCATTCAAAAGCAGGAATTCCTTGTTCATCAAATTTAAATGTTCCTATAATTCCACTTTGACTTGAATTTGCTTGACCTGAATTATGATAGAATAATCTATATTGACTTCGTTCTCTAATAATCATACTTGATAAAGTATAATCTGATATATTATCTAAAATTTCATTTATTAAAGGTAATATTTTTCTACTAACAGAGCCAATTTCAACGTCAGAAATTCTAGCTGTACCAGCAACTGTTCTTAAACCATCAGGTGCTAGAAAGATTAAATCTCCACCAATTTCTTGAATTGTATTTCCATCTATACAACCTACATTTTTAGTTATAGACTTAAGTATAGGGTCAGAATCAAGACTTGTCAACTCAAATATACTATTTTTACAAAATATAATAAGAGTATTTCTAAAGACTTTAACACCTACAATTATATCTCCAACATCAATTGCTCCTGAACCAGTAGCTTCAAAATCATAAGGTTTTAAGCGGCTACTATAAGCAACAGTACTTGTTGATACTGATTGTCCAGCTACAACTAATCGTTCTGAAAAAATCGTAGCTCTTGAAGGATTAATTGGAGCTGACCTATCTACTTCTTCAAAATAATAACTATATACACCACCTGATTTAGTAATTTGAAATTCAGCTATTTTATTAACATCATCAACAATATATAAAGTTCCATAAGCACCTTGCGATTCATATTTAGCAAACTGATTATTAACTTGATTAGTTCTTACAATTGTTGTAGCACTTGATAATTCACTAGCTATCATTCCACTTCTATAAATAGTTTGAGTACTAGCAGTAGATACAACATCAATATCTAATGTTAAATTTGTATTATCTGTAATAGATAAAACTCTATATTTAATACTATTAATTTTTACTCTATCATCTACAGCTAATTCAGTTGTAAATGCTGTTCCAGTTCCAACAACTGCTGCTGAACTTGCAGTTACTGCAACTGTACCTGTAATAGATTGATAAGTATCTTTATTTATTTGAGTCCAACTTATACCATCTAGACTCCAATAAATATTATTAGCTTGACAAGCAATAACTCCATCAGCATATGGAACTATTCCTGTTATATCATCTGTTGAAAGACCAGTTGGAATTGTTGCACTTGCTCCACCCCATTTTGTAAATCCATTTATTCTTCGATAGCCACCTGTTGTAGCTGATTCAAAGTTTTGTAAAATAGTTGCTGCTCCAGGTGTTCTAAATAATGCATGAGCACTTGAAACTAAATCTAAACCTCCTGCAACTGTAATGGAAGCTCCTTGTGTTGGCATTTAAATTTTCCTTATGGTAACAAATATGTAAACCTTACGTCTGACATATATTGTGGTTGTGGTGAATTTAAATTATCAGCCATTGACTGTAATCCTTTTTTATATTCATCTAATGCTAATTGTGATTGAGCTATATTATCTTTAAATTGATAAATATAATATCTAGCTCTTGCTAATAAAACTGTTTTATATTGTTCTGGAAATGCAACTGTATCTGTATCAGCAGATAAAGCAGTTGGTCTATCGTAGGCAAAGAAATAAATTCTATATACACCATCTGGTATAGGTGATAATCCAAATCGTCTTCCATCTGAACTTCTTATAACTCTAACAGGTGTACCATAGGTTGAAGAATCTGCTGCAGATTTTTCTTCTGATGCAGCATAACTATCTCTCCAAACTGTTAGAGTTGTAAAAGGAATTTTAGTAATTGTATAAGGTGTACTTTTTCCTGCTACACCTTCAGTTGATAAAGTAAAGGCATCCCAATTAACTGAATCATAATCAGTATCTACACTTGTTGACCCAGCTTTTAAAAGATACCATCTTTGACCTTCTACTGAATTAATATAAGTATTTCCATAATAAGGGTCATCAGGTTCAGCAGTACTTAACCAAGACCAATTATCTACAGAATCTACCATATCAGAGTAAGCTCTATTTACACAATTGGAAACTTGTTTTTGTACTCCTACTCCATCTGATATTGCAGAAACTTCTGGTTCATTAAGTTCTACTAATAATTCATTAGTTAATGCTAAATAGGTCTTTGCCATAATTCTTATTCTTGTTTACAATCTGAATGGTCACAATTTGATAACTCATCAATTGCTTCATCAATTTTTTCTAAAACCATTTCTTCTTTAGCTTCTAATTTTTGAAGCTCTGCGAAATGTTTTTTAAGCTTTTTTAAAGCTTCTTTCATTGAGTTCCTTTTTAAAATTAAGTGGCTATAATAAGTATCACAACAACTACTGCTACTGCAATAGAAGCTTTCTTATGTGCTACTATATAAGCCCATGCTTTTTTCATATGTTCCATAATTAATCCTTTTTTTAAAAGACAGGGGGTATATTGCAACCCCCTATCTAAGTGTTAGGTTTAATACTAACAATAACGTATAGACTAATAAATTAGGCTATAACGTAAATTGTTCTTCCTATGCAGTCAGTTCTAAGCACTTTTCTTCCGAAGACAAGTAATCCTCTTACTATGTCAGCGAAAGTAGTTGTACTTCTTAAACTTTCAACAATCTTCAATTGCGTTGCAAGTGAACACGCACTTATTTGTCCCCATGTTGCCACAGGAGCAGTTGCAGTCCCAGCAGGGGATGCAG